CAACTATCAACTTTCATCGCTCACTGCCCTCTCCCTGTACGCATGGGTTTGCACGGCAGAGAATCCGAAACGGCACTCTCCCCCCTGGGCGAAGGCTGCAAAGTGAAATTCAACGGTGCAACGCCACCCGAGGAGGAGCCAGTCAACAGAATGTTCGCTAGCTCCGTTGTGTTCGGCAACCGTTTGCCATTTGTTATGGAGCCAAAAAGTTATGGCAACGTACAGCGAGCACTCGTCAACCGACAGTGCCGCAAAACACCAAATCCTGATGGCGATTACTTCACGCTCATGGCCAAACGCTTCCTCAACGGGAGGTCAACCACCTTCGAAGGTGGGCACGGTGGGTGGTTCGAAAAAATTGGAACCATACCGCCTGTGTCCTTTGAAGATTGGAACTCCCGTTTTCCTAAAGGACGCTCAATGGCGCATGTGGCTGAGGTGAAAGCCCAGAATGAAGGTGTGTGGGACGATGATGCAGTGAATCTGCGTGCTACGTTCCCAAAAGTTGAGAAGATCGTTGTGATTTCGAAAGATCATAAAGACACCGACCCAAGAGCCGTCTCAGGCGCCGATGACGCATTTAACGTAACCGTAGGCCCTGACATGCTCCGCACAATGATGTGTGTAAAACGCTCCTTTGATGGAACTGATTCGTCTAACCCGATGCTGTACGCACTCGGGGTACCGAACAGGACACTCTGTGATCACTTGGACAGCCCTGGCGACAGAGCGGCTGCCAGTGGTGACGATCAGTTGATAAAGATGCGATGGAAACAGCTAGTGACGTACATTGAAATTGATGGAAGTCGACATGATTCGCATATGCACTCATTGTTTTACTGGCTAAAGTTGGTGATCTACACTGCCATCTGGGGTGGTGTTTTGTCTTTTGGAATGCAATGGTTCATGGACAGCTGCGTCGCAACTCGAGGCGCAACCAAGATTGGATGGACCTACAGTCATCCTTATAGAGTAAGATCAGGTGATCCGGACACTTCGGGTGGTAATACCATTATGACACATTTTCTGGTGTGGTGTATGCTTCAGTGGATGCGTGAGCTCGAGAGAGATGACGTGTCAACCGCCGAGGCGTGCGCTGCAACTACTGAAAAGTTTCTGTTGTTGGGGTACACTGCTAAAGTGAAGATCACGCATAGTAGCCACGAGGTTACATTTTTGTCTGGTTGTTTTTACCCTGTAGGTGACCAAATATGGTGGGGCCCTTTACCTGGACGGTTATTGTCTAGAATTGGGTGGTCAATTAAAAGCTGCAATGCTAAGAGGTCCTATGAGGACGTTGCCGGAGTGGCAAACTCTTTTGCGTTCTACAAGTTTTTGCCTTTCATCCGTGTGTACTTTGCACGCGTCTTGGAATTAATTCCTGAGCAATATAGGAAATGCATGTCGACTGAGCATAAGCCAGTCACAAGCAATTGCTCAGGTCCAGCTGATCCCACGCCTGAAACGTGGGATTTCATTCACGCCCGCTATGGTTTGAGTGAAGCTGATGAAAGTTCGTTTCGTAAGCACCTTGATACAGTGACATCACTCCCATTCTTCACAGCACATTATGTTGTCGAAGTCATGGTTGCAGTTGATTGTTAACCGGGGTGTGAAAGGGTGGCCGGGAGGGAAACGAGTAAGCGCTAGTGGGGGACATGAGTCGAAATCTGGCGCGGAGTAGTTGAGTTATTACTATTCCGAATGTGAACGAGGAGGCATGAAAAATTATCAAAGTACAATAGTACCAATTTAAATGTCAAAGAAACATGGGAGCAAATCAGAAGTCAAACGAGTTACCACTGTTATCAAACAAAAACAACCAAAGTCAAAAGGAAGAGGAAAATCTGCTCCTAAAGCAGGAAATGGCTATGTTAAGAAGCAAAATGCTTTTGATGCAAGAGTGTCTGCGTTCGGTTACAAAGCTGGTTACGGAAGTGACCGAGGCATGTATGTCGAGCGTGAAAACGGATTCAAAACCCACCACAGATACGCCAAAGCACTCGCAGCGAGTAGACTACCTCCGCGGGACGAATTTCTAGCTGATGCTACAGAGGAGTTCTGCGAAGTGGTCGCTACCATATACGGGTCGACTACCTTCTCCACTCGGTCTTTCGCCATCAATCCGGGCCAAGCAGCTACCTTTCCTATACTCAATGCATTGGCAAGCAAGTACGAACGCTACTCGTTCGACAGCTGCTGCTTCGAGCTCGCACCTGCAAAGGGTGGGCTGGCATTGTCTGGAAGGATGGCTCTCAGTTGTGACCTGGAGGGTGTCAATGAATCGGAACCTACTAACTTGAATGAGGTGCTCAACAACTCCATCCACGCGGACGGAGTCCTGCTAGACGACGTGCAGTTCGAGATAGCGGGAGTTGTGCGCCATCAGGACGCTTGGTGGGTGCGTAGCGGGCTCGGATTCCCTGCGCAAGGAGACATGACCAACACAGACGTGGGCCGGTTATACGTAAGCTCATTTGGTTGTGATGACACATCGCCAATTGCGTACCTTAAGGTTAAGGGTCGGATTCAACTGTATGATAGGTTACAAGAACCTGTTGGACCGCCTAGATCTTTGAGGCACACTTTCGGTGTGGCTTCTGCAATAACTGTTTCTGCCGTACCAATCACGTGTTTGCCAACTGTGGCGGCCAATTCTGCATCAGGTTGGGCCGTGGACGTCAATACACTCGTTTGTCCGCGCACCTCGATGTACCAGATATCGGGTGTAGCGACTTTCGTCTCTTCTGCTTTTGTAGGCTTCCACGAGATACTCACAGTGCGGTGGGCTGCAGCTGGGAACCAGGGGTTTCAGAACCTCAACGCGCAGCACACAAACGGGTCGCTACAGATACCTTTCTTTGTAGTGGCACCCATGGTGCAGGGTGATCTGCTCCAGTTCGACGTCTCGCAGGAGTTTGCGAGCGGAACTGGTTCGGTCACACTCTTGTACTCTGTTGAGACCATTTAACAGGGCGTTGTACACTTGCCACACTTGTTCACG